CTTCCAGTTTTGCCACTCTGCCAGCCATCTCGCGCATCTGGAGTTCTGCCTGTTGTTGCTGAAGTGCCTGTTGTTGTGCCGCTACTTCCTGTTCTTCCGGCGTCATTTCATCCGGTGATTTTGGCGTCCCCAGCGCAGCACGAATACGCTCAACAAACTCCTGTTTCTGCGGCACATCCAGAAGATTAACCCACAGGTCGAGCACAACAGCCTGCACCTGAGGCGGCAGCCCCTGAATAACCTCTGACATTCTCTGTGCAAGCTGTGCCTTAAACGCAGGTGTCTGCTGAACAGGAGCCAGCGCAATATGTGTATTTAACCTTGAAATATCATTGGTCAGTTCACCATTATCACCTTCAGCATTGAGGACAATGGTCTGGCGACGCTGGCGATCATCGCGATTAATCACCACTGCATGATTACGCCGCTTTTTCAGGTCATCGAGAAGATAAGCCAGCAACAGTCTTCCCACCTGCTGGCAGGCAAACTGGTAGTTATCATTGATTTCCGCAAGGGTTGTGGCCCCCTGCTCCACCAGGTTACTGATAGCCACGCCTGACGTCGCACCTGAATCCTGCCCGAGAAATGCGGAATAAACCCCCATGGTATCCTGGATAAGTTTTTCCGATTCCTGCATGACCTGAAACTGCTGGCTGGCAACCTGAAAATCCTGCTCAACCCGAAAAACATCTGCGACACTTTTCTGATTTTTTCGGACCGGATTCAGTTTAATAATGCCATCCGGACGTTCGATCTGCTCCATCAGGTCGTTGTCTGACAACTGGGTGGCATCCTCGTCCATAATCACGCGTTTGGCCTGAAGCAACCAGGTCAGCTTGATACGACGAAAATTCACCTCATCCTGTGCCGGAATGGCGCGGGAAATTAGCCCGTATGGCTCCCCGGTTTTATCCTTTCGGTATCCCCAGAAAGGAACCAGCGGAAACATCCCCTGCGGAGCACTACAGGGGCGATCCACAATAAAGTGTGGCCCGACAAACCAGGCTTCACGAATACGGCTTACCCGCCCGACTTTCACCTGAACCCGCCCGGATGCCACAGCTACCGCCTGCATCAGATTATTTTTATCAAAGGCCACCACCCGTCCATTACTGAGTTCAATCACCGGAAGACGCTCGAATGTACGGTAATAAACCACCTGAAGCAGCACACGACGGCGTTCACGCTGAAGCCATTCGTTCTGCTGTCGATCCCATGACTGATACTCTTCCCATGCACTCATCAACGGACTGGGCTGGCCTTCAGTAACCGTGGTATCGACAAAACCACGCCAGTCATCAATGGCATAATCGATAACCTGAGCCATTCCCGGGAATGTAGCTTTTGCCTCATCGGTATCCATCCAGCGGCGACGCATCAGCCAGCGGCAGTCACTTAAATCAGCCTCCCGGCTCAGCCAGTCCCAGAAAACCTCATTCCGGCTGACAGTAGACACCTTAAATTCAGGCCCGAACGGATCGCTGTTTCGTCTGACCTCCACCCAACTGAGGCCCGCCTTGATTTGTTCCGCATAGGCATCAGAGCGGGCTTTATTCATATTGCCAAGGCGGCATGCATCGGCAAATTCAGCATTAATAGCTTCAGCCAGTTTTTCAGTTTCATCATCTGGCTCGTCTGACATCACCACCAGATCAGTCCGTGTTTTGGCCTCCATTCCCAGAACGCCATCGACGGTAGGCGCGATGAGGTTATGGATAGTCATCGGCTGACCGCGATCTTTCAGAACCTGAAGAACTTCCGGTGGCAACTGATCGCCATCGTAATACGCACAGGCCTTGTTTGCGGCATCACGCCATTTAGGCTGGCTGTCAATATCAGAACAAAGCGCCTGTAACTGGCGCTGAGAAAAACGCGGCGTGGCTCCATTGTCGTTTTTCGTCGCCATGGTGTTAGTTTCATTTTTCATCAGTGAGCCATCCAGTGTGTAGTTCTGCGTTTATCCGTTTTCTGTTTTACCCTCACAGGCATTCTGGCGCGCATCTCCTGGGCAATCATGTAGCTCATGAGTTGATCATCAAAACAGCCTTCCTGTGCATTCATGGAGCCTTTCGCGTCATAAACGTAGGTGTTCATTTCCGATAATGTGCCTGACCAGCGGATCCCTGATATTCCATTATTCAGGAGCGTTTTCATTCCTTCGGTCAGAACAGGTTTGCTCTGACGGGTTGTCAGCCAGCCAAGGCGGGGCGTATCGTCATCATATGCCTGATCAAGGTGCTGTTCGTTGTAGATATAACGCGTCGGATAGAGCTCCCTGAGTTTCAGAATAACGGCATGTCCGTGATTGTTACGCTCCGGCCCCACAAACGCGTTGTTGTACATACGACAGACCTGCGCAATGAGATGAGCAAAAAGCTCCGCATCAAGATGACCAAACCAGTGGGCCACCTGCTCACCATTACTGCATCTGATGATATCCAGCGATGAGCGGTCCCCGTGCTCAAGCCCCTCAGCAATATCCGCTCCGCAGACATACTCTTCATCTGGATCCGGTAGCTCCCAGACCAGCAGATAATTCATCAGCGTCCGGTGCTGTTCGGCTTTATTCCCGTCACGCAGAGACTGCGCTTTAGTCTTCCTTCCTGTAACAGGTTCAATGTCATAAACAATCAGCGGTGGCGAACAGAATGATTCTGCCTGCAACGTACTTTCGGCACTGAACACACGTCGTCCGGACGTCAGAAACGCCTCCTGTGGCGTTGAGGGAAACTCCTGCTTCATTTCCTCACGCTGTTCAGTTTCCTTATTGATGTACCACTGCTTCTGTTCATCAGTAAGCGTGATGTTCATTGCCTTCTCAACCGCAGAAAAATACGTCATTTTTTCCCGTGACAGCTTCAGCCCGCTTTCCGGCACTCGGGCGCTGTATTTAGGATCCTGCCACCAGGCGTAAAAATGGAATTTATAATCCTGTGCCGTCAACGATAAGCCTGATGCTGTGATCTCCTGTGCTCGGTTACTCATCTCGTAAAAATCACCACCCACGCCTTCAGCTGTGGACTCATCAAAAATAATGCATTCATCAGAGACGGCATTAAGCGTACCGGTTCGCAGTTCTTTCGCCTTAGCCGGATATTTCGCGCAAATTTTGCCGTGCTCTGAGATATGCAGGCGCTGCACCGTACCTGAACGGAATGAGGTTGCCACCTGGATACTCGAGCCGTGACCAAACAGGATATAGCCACCGCTGGCACCGCTACGACGTTCAACGATGGTGAATGAGGCTCTCAGCCAGTCAGGGAGATGCTCAAACGGTACAGCAATTTTTGTGCGGAAAATTTCACTGGCAGCCTGTTTATCCTGAGCGACGATCCCGCATTTGAGATGCGGAATGAATAATGCCTGGTCGAGAAGATAAATATCAATGGCTGTGGAAAATCCCAGCTGGCGCGCTTTCAGGATAATATTTTTATTGTGCATGCTCCGGAACAACTGGCGCTGCGCCGGTCGCATTCTGAAGGTGACCAGTTCACCTTTTTCGTTCTGTATTTTGTAGAGATGATTGAGCCGCCACCAGGGATTGCTCAGTTTAGTCATGATGAACAGACGTTGTTCAGCCTCGGTCATTTCTGACGGCTCATCACATCGCGGTTCATTCTTCCGGAATGTCATCCAGTCTCCCCGAATTACTCATTTCATGCAGCGATGACACGATGTCACTGACAGGCGTAACAACGCCCCGACGCTGGCTGGTCAGAATATCGGTTTCAGCTCTGAGTTTATCTCTGGCGGCGTTGATTCTTTCCCGGTCAGCACGAAGTTTTGGTGCTGTCTCAGCCAGGACGTCCAGCGTCAGCAATGAGCGTTCAATTGACTCGATACGGGCAATATTCCGGTCAAGGGCCTGTTCAGCTTTGAGTATTTTGTCGTAAAGAGCAACACGGGTTTCCACGTCAGTTGCCTCTTCCAGGTCGGCGAACATCCCTTTAAGTGCCTTAGTTACTGAAAGTGCGCGGGCCCGGGTGAACACCAGTTCATCGAACAGCACCATATCGGACGCATCATCCATGAGGTTATCTGCCTCAAGATACTTCGCGTATCCACGGTGTCTTACAGCGTGGGTGTTTCGCTGAGAAAAAGCGTTTGAAGGTGGTAAAAGTCGGGAACCACGAATCCGTTTCGTTTCTGCCGAATTTGCGCAGTTTTTTTCAGAGTTTTTTGCGCATTTTTCATCGCCGGAACCCGCGTCATTGCAGGGTTCTTCATCTGAGATGTCATGATCGATTTCATGATCGGTTTTATGATCAATTTCATGATCGATTTTGCCCATTTTTATACGGGTTCTGGCGGTGTTGTAATTAATCTTTTTCTTCCGGCACCAGTCCAGTAATGTTATTCCCGTTTCGGCATGTTCGCGTCGGAATGCCTGCTCCAGCTTTTTCCAGTCCAGCTTTGCCATGTCACGTTCTGACGTCCTGTGTTAAAAACTGATGCATAATGACCGCTGTGATTTTTCAGATTTCACACAGCAGCACCATATTTGATCGATATTTGCACAATGCGGTTGTTTTATCCGGTTTCTTCCACCACCGCACCGGACAGGCGGCTTCGCGGGAAATCGCTCCCATCTCGTGAAAAATGAGAAAACCCGGTGTGCATCGTTTTTGATTATCCCCGCACACTCACGCAGATAAGGTGGCTGCGGTCTCTGTTAATGCGGGAATACGGCGACGATGCGGCGCATGGCTATGTCAGGCTGAAATGCCTTTATCCGTTAAAAGGGATATCAGTTAAGTTATCCCGTGTAGGGTATAAGCCATTATCAAAGCCACTCTGTAGGGAATGGCTTTTGTAATAACTACTTCGCTTTTGCTTCCGCTCGCTTACGCCGGCGCTCTTCTTTCCTCTCGGCTTTTGCCATGTCCATGAATGCCTGCATGATCGAGTTCCGCATCATGTAGCTGACAAAGTGATGATTGACACAGCCGTTGAGGCGCAGCTGCTCGCCAAACTCATCCACCGAGGCCAATGCTTCCATCATGCCCTTCTCGCCTTTCATGAACTCTGAGAAGTCGCGCCCCGCTCTGGAGGCGCATTCAATGACACGATCACTCATCCCGGAAGCCCGGGGATCGTAATCTGCAGCTGGTTAGCCAAGGAGTTAATCTCAGCGACCAACACTGGCTTCGTATAGCGCCATGCCGCGAGCCCTTGTCCACAGAAGCTCGCCATATCTTTTTTCTGATCAAACTCATGGCACTTCATATTGAGCTGCGCACTTAAGCTGTTGCGATGCTGAAGTTCTCCGGTGAAGTAGTCATCCAGGACTTTATAGGCTGCATATTTAAATCCGGGGTTTAGCCATGCTGCATAATCATAAGCAACAAACTTCCCGCCATATGTTCCACCGTGTACACCGCGCTCAGTAAAAACCACAGATTCGTGGTTTTTCTCCAGCTCGGCTAAGAACTCTTTGGTCTGCTTGTTTCTCAGGTAGTGGTATGGAGATTCAGATTCACTTTTACCACTGGCTTTCCACATATCAGTGAGGCAGATCATGCCATCTTCAGCGACACGGATTGGCTGATTGAAGAGGGTTAATGATTTCATGTCGTATACCTGTTCTTTGAAATGAACCTTTGCCGCATAGGAAACCAGCCCACCGAGGCTCGCCAGCACTAACTGGTATCCTCAAAGGCTCATTCCAAAGGGGCAGGTTCGGTGGTTATCATGCGCTGCGGTGCGCGGTGAAATTCAGATATGAAAAAGCCAGCGATCATGCTGGCTCTGTTAATTCAAGCACTGAGTGCGGATATATTCCTGAAGCGTTCTCAGTGCTGCCTGGTCGCTGATGATTCCGTCTCTGATACCGAGAACGTTTCGTCCAGCAACTGGAGAGAGTTCGACGCTGGCATCATTGCCCACGCCGGAGGTGCCGGTGGCTTCACGCACGGTACCGGGGCAGGTGGCGTTGAGCCGCAGGCGCTTACGACCAGCGGCAACATCAGCACGCAGAGTTTCATTTTCAGCTCTCGCATCGGCTAATTCCCTCGAGTATTTAGCATCAAGCGCAGCAACATCACGCTGGCGCACCTGCATATCAGTAATGGTTGCGTTTGCCAGCTCCAGCTCTCTGACTTTTTTATCTCGCTGCGCTTTGTAGGTGAGCGCGTTGTCACGGTAATGGTTTGTTGCCAGCCACAGCGCACCACAGCCAACCGCCAGGACAATAATCACCACACACAGAACACGGTTCATCTCTCTTTCACCCCACCAGTCCCGATAACGTCAGGACTCGCCAGGCGGTGGAAAAGAAAATGGCAACCAGCATGACTAAAAATGAAATGCCGACGATTACACAGAGGATCTTCGCCAGCGTTATGAGTTTATCCGATATCATTAGCCACTACTCCATCAATCCGCCTTTGTTATTTTCCCTTTGCCTGTATCAGCTAGGACAAAATCAATCAGCAGATTCGCTTCGTTTATCAATGTGCGGATTTTTGATACATGCGCGGCTTTAACCTGTTTCCACTCATTCAGCCCGGTAGCAAACACACTGGCAATGTTTTTATCCCGTTTCATGTCAGCGCAAGCCTGATTGAGTTCTTCCATCACACTCATTCGACGGGGATTAACGACAACCCCCTTCGTCCAGTATTCATAGAGAACATCGTCGCACTCTTCCTGATACTGGATTACCTTGTCGCGGATTTCAGGTTTAACTTTGTTTGAGTTGATGGTCTGAAGCCAGGCAGCCAGCTTACGCAGAGCAAGACAAGTCATTGTTTGCTCACCACCAGCAGAAGGTATTATGATTTCCGTAACGCCTTTGGCAAATCGTTGTTTTAACTTAGTAAATTGTGGAGCCCAAGCCAGCCCCATCCCCTCAACAATGGGTTTCATTGGAACATACGGTTCGCCATTATGGTTAACCACATAAAGAGAATCGCCGTGAAACGGCACGGTCATCATATTCATCGGTTATTTCCTTTTAGTGATGAACCCTGCGCACAGGAATAACCAGCCCAAAGAGGGTTAACCAGACCAGCCGGTTATCCACCAGGGCTCATCCTGAAAGGTTCTTTGGTTTATTTACGCTTGTGCGAAGCGCAGAAATGACAAAGACACCATTACGGTGCCTCAGCGTGAAACAATGTTCCTGACTTTATTCACTTAGGTTTTGCCAGTTCGCAGGATTTCGTGTTATCCGCCCGCGTTGGCCAACGTCATTTTTCAGCAAAATATTCTGCTTATCTGTCGATTCCCCAGCACGCCAGCGCACTCTCCTGGTCGCGACGGGATACCTGACCATAACAGTTATTTGAGCGGATACGGCAGTCTCTGCCACCGTCTTTAATCCACCAGCGAATCGCCTCGCATGCACCCCGGCGATCGCCTGCATTAATTCGTTTATAAAACGTCGACGGGAAACACTTACCGGGGCCAATGTTATACGGGCAGAATGACGCGATCCCCGCTTTCTGGGGTTCAGTCAGTGGCACTTTGATGTTTTTCTCCACCCATGCCAGCGCCTTATCACGCTCAATGGCGTTAACCCGGTCGCATTTTTCCTTCGACAGCTTCATGCCAGGAATAACAGGCTTACCATCCACCCGGGTGGCTCCACGGCAGATGGTCCAGATACCCGCGCCATCACGGTATGCCGTGGTGTGGTTGCCTTCTTTTTCATCCAGAAACTGGTCGAGGATTTCAGGCGCAGAAGCCCCTGCGGCAATCAGCGCCAGAACGGCAGCCGACAGGCCGTATTTGATTTTTGTGTTCATGGATATATTAAATATTCAGCCGCTGTCCCAGGCCCACTAAATACGCACTTTCAGATAAGTCAGTCCGGGATGAAGCCAGTAAGCCGGCACTTTTTTAAAAGGCGGATTATCAAAATCACGAAGAAGTGCCTCCCGCACAACTGAATCCTTGTCCGCACCACTGGCCAGCGCTTCAATCTCAGCGGCTACCTGCAGATACCCCATGCAACGACCAATGCGCTGCATCAGCCCCTGTTTTTTATTGTTCTTCAGGTAATCAATGGCAAATTCAATGAGCGTCTCACTGTGCTGGTGCGATGGCAGTGTTACTTTTCCATTTTCTGATATGGTGATTTTCCCGTCATCACCGGATACAACAAAGGATGGGCGGTTACACTCCCATTCCAGCTCACTGCAATTATCATTATGAATACTGAAACACTCTGCGAGATTTCTGCTCATCACTTTCCGACAATAATCGTCAAACGCAGCAAACTGCTCATCGCGGCGTTTGTTTGCATCTTCAGAAGGCATCAGCGCCGACAGTTTTTTATTCAGTTCAGCAATTTCATTTTCCAGACGACTGAAGCGCTGATTCATTTCTTCATGGTTCATCACCTACTCTCCCCGTGCCGCCTTACGCCGGTCTTCTCTGATTTTGAAATACAGGTTCGTCAGATATGTCAGCAGACCAAACAGCAGACTCCCCAGCACGCCTATTGCCGCCCACTGAGACGGGGAAACCCTGTCCAGCAACTGCAGGAACCAGTAGCCCGTTCCCACCGCTGACGTGGTGTATGACACACCTGTTGTGATTTTTTCCATCTGGTACATACCCCGTCTCCCGCAATCCGGAAGCTCACAACAATAAAAAAGACCACCGG